CTTGTTTCTAAGAGGAAACCCTTGTTGTTGGGCATCCATCTTGGTGGTAAGGCTGGCACCCCTCGCGGTTGTGCTGGAATTTTGCGCTCCTATGAAGTGAGTAAGGCAATTCTTGAGTTGAAAAATAAAGAAGGCGTTATCATTTCTGGGAGCGCAGAGAAATTTGAAGCGCAAGTTCTTGGTGTTAATCTTATCACTGGTTCCAAATTGCATCCGAAATCCCCATTGAACTATATGCCTGAAGACTCGCAAGTTGAGTATTATGGCAGTTGTCCTGGTATGTCCACTTTTAGGAGTGATGTTAAAGTCACACCTATTAGTGAACATGTTGTTGACGTTACTGGCAATTGTAATATTTATGGACCTCCTGTGCAGGAACCACAATATTTCGGTTGGCAAACGTGTCTTGAAGATCTTGCCGTTCCAGCATTACCTTATGATCCTGAATTGCTAATTATGGCAGTTAGGGATTACAAGTCTGATATGCTGCCCATTTTTCGCAATCATTTGTGGAACAACACCAAACCACTCAATGATGTGCAAAATCTTTGTGGAATCCCTGGATGCAAATTCATTGATTCTATAAAACTTAACACATCTATTGGTTACCCATTGTCTGGTCCAAAAAGACGCTTTGTGACTGAGCTTGAACCCACTCCTGAATTACCAAACAATAGAGTGTTGGACGAAATCATTACTGATGAAATCCAACGTTGTCTTGAATGTTATAAAAGAGGGGAGAGGGCTTATGTTATTGCAAAAGCTTGTAAAAAGGATGAAGTTCTTTCTAAACCTAAATGTCGTATATTCTATGGAAATGGAATTGCACTCACGTTTTTGGTTAGGAAATATTTTCTTCCAATTTTGCGAGTTATGCAATTCAATCCCAAAATTTCGGAATGTGCTGTTGGAATTAACAGTCATGGATCTGAGTGGCAGGAATTGCATGACCACATATTTACCTTTGGTGAGGAGAGACTCATTGGAGGTGATTATGGCAAGTATGATCAGAAGTTACCATCTCAATTGTTATTTGCTTCTTTGCGAATTATGATTGATTTTGCGAAGGAATGTGATTACAGTGAGGAGGATTTATCCGTGATGGAAGCTATGACTGGTGACATTGTGTACGCTGTTATTGCTTACAACGGAGATCTTATTGGTCTTACTGAAGGAACACACATTAGTGGAAATTCACTAACTGTCATTTTGAATGGCATTTGCGGAAGTTTAAACTTACGTTGTTTCTTCTATGATCAATACCCTGCTGCAACTTTTGAAGACCGCAAGCGATTTCGTGAATTTGTTAAGTTAGTCACTTATGGAGACGATAATATCGGATCTCTTAGTAGTGATATTGATAAATTCACGATTAAGGGAGTTTCTAACTTTTTGAAAGGTTATGGCCAAACATACACCATGCCTGATAAGGAAAGTGAATTAGTTGACTTCTTGCCTTGCGAAGAATTTGAATTTTTGAAACGCAAAAGTGTTTTTCATCCTGAATTAGGTGTTCATCTTGGAGCATTGATTGACAAATCATGCTTCAAAATGTTACACTGTTACTTGAGAGGCAAAGATGCCCCTCTTACAGAGGAACATGCTAGTGCGCAAAATGTTGATACTGCTCTACGTGAATGGTTCAATCATGGCGAAACTCATTACGAGATGCGTCGAAAACAAATGATTGAGGTAGCGCGAAGAGCTAATATTACACATCTTTGTACTGAGCTTGAAACCTCGTATAGTGATGGAGTTCAAAATTGGAAGGAGAAATATCAGAACATCCGAAAACCGGAAAAGTGTTCTGTGGAATTCTCCATATAGGTTAATACCCTTTAGTATTAGTCGTGTGAGACTTTAAAATCACCCCAGTTTTAAATCTGATGGTAAGCAAAATTAGCGTGTGTTCTGGATACCATGTTGTTCTGATCTTTATATGTTTTGTAGGTTATTCATAGGCTTTACACACACAACGGTCCCTAATGGGGAATAGCGATATGAGTTCACCGTGCTCACTTGTAAATATTTCGCTCTCGAGATTCAATCCGATCTCGAGTTTGTACATAAAAAGGATTGGTAATATATGTTTAATGTATTTACGGAAAACTCTTAAGTTTTTCGAGTGTGTCGAGGAAGCAACAGACACGCCGTCAGTTGACGATGCTTCCACAAAAACCTCGGTGGAGCCGAGGTCCTTTTGTCCACAGTCAGGTACTGAGACAACTAAGGATAACCGAATTATGAAAATGCAAGGTGATGAATCTTATCAGAATGTCAAATTTTCTGATCAGATGAATTCCTATTCATATGAGGTAGAGAGTGAAATTGATCCTACGCGCAAGCTTATGGATACCGATGATGCTACTCTCGATAACTTCTTTAAACGACCTATTAAGATTCATGAGGCCGAATGGGGCACAGGTACAAATTTGTACTTTGCGATTAACCCTTGGGCTTTATATCTTGAGAATTCCAGAGTTAGCAATAGGATTGCCAATTACAACATTTTACGTTGTTCTTTGCGCTTGAAAAT